GACAATGGATGGAGGTTGAAATATAACGACTAATGGCTAACTTACAAGATATAGTAAACAGAAGTGAAGTAGGCGCAATTAAGCCTTGGACTAAAGCTGCGGCTCCAGCAGGTTACTTATTATGTAACGGTGCAGCCGTATCAAGATCAACATATGCAGAATTATTTGCTGTAATTGCCTCAACTTATGGAGGCGGTGATGGATCAACAACTTTTAACGTTCCTCAATTACAAGGTAAAATGCCACAAGGTTATGATGGTAATACATATAACTTAGCAGGAACTGGTGGTGCAAACACAGTGACAGTTGCTGTAACCAACAACCAAGCTGCAACAAATGCTTCAAACCAATCTGTAACTGTAACAGGTAGTATTAGTAATACTTCTATTACAACTGCACAAATGTCTAGTCACAGTCACAGTTATGAAAAAACAAATGGTGGATCTGCAGGTACAGGTCACAACACTGTAGGTACTAGAGCAGGAACTTCAAACGCAAACACTGGTGGTCAAGGTTCAGGAACGGGTCATAACCACTCTCATACTTTATCAGGAACATTAACTGGTAATGTTACAACAAGTTTAACTGGTTCTGTTACAGCGGCAGGAACAAATTCATTCTCACCTTTTGTGGTGGTAAACTATATTATAAAGCACTAGGAGATATTGATGGCAACACAAATAGTAATTCAAAACGGAGATAACATTTTAATTGATGATTCTTTTTTTATTCCTTGGGCAGACAAAGGTAAAAACTGGGTAGACGCATGGTGTCCAAATACTATTCATTGTGTAATATGGAATAATCTACAAGGGCAAAATGAAATTCAAAATAAAGATGCTTCTACTGGTATGATGACAGGTAATACTGATTTAAGTGCTACAAGTGATGCTGTAGGATCTACAACTATTGCTGCTTTACTTACTTGGGCAGAGACAAGAAAAGGTCAAATAGAAACTGCACAAACTGCTTATGATAATGCTGTAGCTGCTGATTTAGCTAATGGAACAAGTAATGCTTTAGCAAACTGGATAGCTTACGATTCTAATTATTCGTAATTATACAAATTCATTGTATCTTTAAAAGCCTTCTCAATTTTTTTTATTTGTTTTGTTGATAATTTATTTAACCATTGATTTTTTTTACCTATTGAAAAAAATTTATTTCCCTCTGGCGCTTCAATAAAACCATATTTTTCTTCTTGCTCTTTAAACTTTTTAAACTGTGTAGTTAATAAAATATTTTTTATTTTTGTTTTAATATTTTTAAATTTAAAATTATAATTTTTAGATAAAAATGTAACAAGTTTTAAAATTGTATGTTCTTTATTATAAACTAAATCTTCGTATTTAATTATCATTGTTGGAACGTCCCATGATTGTGTGGTCCAAGAAAAAATATGTTTATCCCAACTTGATAGAACATGATGAGGTCTGTCTTTTTCATCTATTAAATTTTCTTTTCTACTTCCCCAATTAAGTGTTTGATGATCATTTGTCATAAAGTCTATTGTTTCATCAATAGATAAACTTGCATGTTTTGCCCACGAAATACAAACATCTCTTGGATCTCTAACAATATATATTATTCCTTTTGTATATTCTTGTTTTGTAAAGTTAAAATTTGCTGAATGAGTTTTCAAAAATTCAGGACCTGCTTTAAAATCTAATGCACTTTTTTCTTGAAGTTTAAAAATATATTTATAAAAAATTTGAACATCATTTATTTTGTTAAAATCATCTTTAAAAATATGTTTATTTTCACATATTAATTTTTCTGTTTCAAATTGTGTTATGTAGGGAAAAAATTTAAAATTAAACTTTCCATCTTCAGTAAAGAATAATGATATTAAAATACTTCGTAACAAAGTATTTCCACTTTTAGGATATGAAGAAAGCCAAAAAATATGCTTACTCATTTAATTTTCACTTAAAACTTTTCTTGCTCCAAAACATTTTTTTGTATCTATCAACCCATTTACTGTTTATCATTTTAATTGTTTTTCCATGTAACTCTTCTATATAAAAACCAGACCATGCTTTCCATGATTCTCTTTTAAAAGGAACAACCTGTACCATTGGATCTCCTTTTTTAATTAAAAATTGTTTGTCTCTTTTCTTTAAAATAAAAGGAAAATTAATTAAATTTACATAGCTATCTGTATCTACTACACCCTCAATTATTTTCCATCTTTCTTCCATTCTATTCATGGGATGAATAAACAAACAACTATACCCTGGAGGAGTTTTAATTAACCATTTGTTATGAAATTTACCTGCAACTTCTCCTGTTGTTTTATGCCATTCTTTTGGTAGTTGTGCTTTTCCATGAAAACCAAAATCTTGTTGATTTTGATTGGCAGGTGTAACAGTAAAATCTTCTTCGGTAGGATCTACAACATAATCTTGATCAAAAGGTATAATGTAACCCATTGTCATTGAATCTAAAAAGGGCATGCATGTTTTTAATGTAGGGGCATGTAAATTGTCTTGGTCGTGTCTTTTTAAGTTTTTATACTCGTCAGGAATAAATCTTGAAGCAGGTTTAGGATGTGGCCATATATCAAGCATACCTTCATTTGTGGCTACAAAAGTAACTTTTTTTTCAAACAAGCTGTATAAAATTAAAAGACATAGATCTTCTAATTTCTCCTTTTATTTTTGTTTTAAAAGGCATAACACAATGTTGATGCTGTGCTTCAAAAATATAAAAATGCCCCACTTCAGGTTCCATCCATGTCATGTCTGTACCATTAGTATTTGTAAAACCTAACTGTCCATCCCTAAATTTGTGTGGATCTTTTACATCATTTATAAATTCAGGTACTTTTAAAAATAAAACACTAGACCATCCAGTGTTATCATGATGTGTATGAGGTGGATTATACTCTCCTTCTTTCATATCGTTTATCCAACAACTTAAAATTTTTAATTGTTTGTTGCCATAAAATAAATGCCATTTTTCTTGTGTTTCAATAAAATCATTCATGCAGTCTACTATATGTTTAGATATTTGTGTTTCACCAAACTGATCTGTAAACTCTTTTTCTGAATCTAATCTACCCGCTAATCTTGGACCCATAGATTTTAATTTTTCTCTATGCTCTTCATATTTAATGTTTAAATCATCAATAACATCTAAAGGCATATCATACCTTACAACAACTCTTCCAAATACGTTTGTTTGCGCTGGTTTCATTCTTTTTTCTGTCTCTTTCATAACACAGATTTTCTGTCAAGAAAACAATTTTAAAAAGATTACTTGATATATTCTGTACACATGTTTAAATTAGATCTCACCCAAAAATTATAAATCAAGGAGATATTA